CGTTAGTAGCAGCAGTTGCTGTGATAGAAGCAGTATCTGCTAAAGATACAGGTGCTCTTAGAGCATTTTCCATCTCAGCGATAGTTACTTTTTTGTTAATCGGTGTTCCAGAAGGATCGTCAACAACATGAAGTAAATCTTCTCTTGCTGTAGCAGTTCCTAATGAAGTTAAAGCGGTGATTTTTTTATCAGCCATTTTATTTCTCCCATTTATTTAGCCCCTTATGTATTCGGGGAATGTTAGCCCATACATTGATATTATCTCGTAAGGGATCAATTGCATAGGGCACTAATGCCCTATACGAATATTTATAATACTTTTATTACGCAGCTACAGTAATTGTACCAGCAGCAGTTCCGATAGCGGTTGCACTAGTAATTGTAGAAGCAGTATTTTGTTCTTGCATGATACGACCAGCAGTAGCACCCTCTAGTTCTATGAACTCGTCAGCACTTCCAGAATTTGTTCCTTCTTCTAAAACAAATTTTTCAGTTGCTTTCTCATTGATAGTTCCACTATTCAAAGCGACTGCGTTAGCAGCGATTGAAAGTACATCTGAAGCATTTGTTGCCGCATTAGCAGCTGCAATTGCAAGTTCAAATGTAAGTCTGTTTGTGCCAGAACCACTTGCGTATAATAGATTGTGTGGACCACGACCTGAACCTGAACCTTGGTTACCATTTGTAACAGCAAGATGTGGTGTACCACCGTCGGTAGCAACTTCAACTTCTTCGTTGAAAGTAACTGTTACGCTTAGTGTTCCACCATCAGACTTATCAAAACTATCAATGTTCCAATCAATAGCTGTAATGTCTGCAAGGTTTAGAGAGGTATTTAAATCGCCAATCGCTACAATAACTTCTTCTTGTATTCGACCAGCACGTCCACCAGTTCCTGTAATTTTCTTTACCCAACCTTTTTCAGTTGCGTAAACATTTAATTTTTCAGCATCCGTGAAGTGTTTAGGTTTCGCTTCAACGGCATCTGAATTTCCCCATAAAGGCATATTATCTCTCCTTATTAATAAGTTAGTTTCTTTTGTTAATTAACTGCTACTATTTATCAAAAACCAATCTTCTTCAACCGATTTATAGTAGATGAAGTACTCGTATGTAATATTCCTATACCCCCAGCTGCCCTAAATTGTGTTACATTTTTAGGATAGTCATCAATTAAAATTGCAGGTTTCTTACCCACATCACTACCTTTCATAGCAAAGTCTTTCTTTTCTCTACGCCTCACAATGTTTATCATAAAATTTTGCGTATATCCTACTTCTTTTCTTAACCATCTCATCTTTCCTGGTTTACAGTTCGGATCATCTGGACTAAATGCTGATAGAATATGAGGATTATACTGTTTGAGATAAGACCAGAGTTGTTTACCATCTCTAGTCCAAGGCATATTTGCCCAAAAATTCTTAGTGTTTCTTATGGATTCCCAATCTTGACCAGATCGTAAACCTGTCCAGTCTTGTCCTGTAGCTCTTTTTGCAGCTAAGACAAAATCACATAACACTCCATCCATATCAACATAGATACGAGGCATATCGCCTTTCGCTTCTCTGTAAAATTCTTTGTAATCTCTCATGGAGATCTATCCTTTAATGTAGATTTCCGTTAGGTGTTTTTTGACCACCAGAGTATATACCTAATTCTACATCAGGATTTACATCTACTTTAGATTTACCTAAACTCATTTTTAATTTCTTTTTGTCTGTTGACTTTAGTTCTGGTTTATTCTTATCTTTTTTATCTAAGAGTGCTTGTGCAAGTCCAGTTCTTAATGGCACTTCACCTGTATCAGGATTAGGTTCAGGTTTAACAGTTTTATCTTTTTCTATTTTAAGTTCAAGTTCTAATTGTTGAATCTTATTTTTAAGAGTTTGTATTTCACCTGCAGATTTATCTTCTTTAGGTTCTGCTTTAGGTTCTTCTTTTTGTTCATTTGTTGAAGGCACTAAAAGATAATCTCTTAGTTTATTCATACTATCAGAAGCAACAGCAATCTTTTTCATCCACCAACTTGGTAAATCACCTTCAGGATTCATACCTTGTAGTTTAGATAGCATTTGACCAGCGTCTTCTATTGTCGTTTTACACGATCTAATAGCTGATGCTACATCAGTATGTCCATCTTCTCTAACTTGTCTAAGAGCTTCAGCGAATGTTTTATTGTACTTCATTAATAAGTTCTTCTGCTTTGTAGTTTAATAAGAAGTGTTTATTATAAGTGTCAACAAACTCTCTTACTTCTTTCATTTTCATAGACTTGATTATACCCATTTTACCAATCTCATGTGGTTTCATTTCAGATGGTTTCATGCCTTTTGCTAATGCAGGTGGAAGTTTTTTAATTGTTCCGCCTTTTCTTAAATAGTCTTGTATCATTTTTTCAAGTTCATTACCTTTTACTTCAACTAGTTCTTGTTCTTTCATTTGCATTTCAGCAACTACTGCCTGAATACTACCTGCTTTAAGTGGTAAATACTTTTCTTTTTTCATCATCGCCATCAAAGGTTTTTGTTTGTCTTTTACTTTTGACATATCAGCGTCTGTTTTAGCGCCACCCTCTGTGCCTTTAGAATCCATTTTCTTCATAGGTTCTTGCCCTAAAGCTTCTTTCATCTTCATAGCATTCATCTTTTTCATTTCATCTTTGTCAATGTTTACGTTAGCATTCATTTTCTTCATGGAATTCATCTTTTTCATGGCATTCATTTTTGACATCATCTCTTTTTTGTCTTTGCCTTTTTCTTTGTAACCACTTGCAAACGCAGCCCTTCTTTGAGCGTCAGAAGCAAATCCTTCTTTCATTTTCATCGCCATCATGGTGCCATATTCTTTCATGGCCATTTCCATTTTCTTCATCATTTCTTCTTTGTCCATAGAATCCATGTTCTTCATGTTTGTCATGATTTCTTTCTTCATCATCTCCATCTTTTCTGGATCTGTTTCAGCCTTCATCATTTCCATCTTCTTCATCATTTCTTTTTTCATCATCTCTTTTTTCATCATTTCATCTTTGCTATCCATATCTTTCATAGCATTCATTTTCATGGATCTGATAGGCATTTTCATAGCATTCATTTTCATAGCATTGATTGGATCTTTATCAGCCAAAGACATAGTGTCTCTTGTTAATGGTTCTGCTTCTTCTTTCATTTTTTTCATTTCTTTTTTATCGCCTACATTTAATTTTTTCATAGGTTCTGGTGCTACTTCATCTTCTTTCATTTTCATAGCATTCATTTTTTTCATTTCGTCTTTTGCGTCATGTTTAGCGTCAACTGCTTTGAAAAACTTTTTCTTCTCGTCATCAGATTTCAGATCGCCAAGGGATTTAATCCCAAAGTCTTTCATGGTAGCGTTGAACTTGTCTTTATAAGATTGTTCTTGCATTTTATTTTCTCCCTTATTGATTTTTTCCTTAGTCATTTCTGCAATACCAAGTTTCTTTTTGACCATGTTAGTTGCTGTTGCATATCTAACACTATCACCGTCTTTACCATATCTTTGTACAAAGTCTTTCTTTGACATTTTGTCTGCAGCCTTATGAACCATTTTAACTTGCGATTTTGATAAGTCTGCTTCTAATATGTAATCACCATCTCTGTGTTGTTTGACACCAGGCATATTTTTCAGAGTGTCTTTAGTGATAGTAATACCAAATTCTTTTTTTACTTCTTTTGCTAAATCATCAAACCCAGCAGCGCCACCTTCTTTTGAAAGTTTATCATGTATAGTCTGCATTACTCTTTTGACCATACCTTCTTGTATATCTTCTGAAAACATTTGTTTTAATACTTTCTGATAACCCTTTGAACCCATAGACTTTTCTAAAGATTGAATATCTTTCTTTTCTTTAGGTGTTAATAGAGTAGTTTTATCTAACATCCTTTTAAGATCATTCAGATTTTTTGCTTCGTTTAAATCTTCGCCTTGAGCACATTGACAAGCTTCGCCTTCACAAATCTTACAAGATGGATCAACACTTTCTTTTTGTTCAAATGTAGAGCCAGCAAATTTTGATATGTGATTAATTTTTGCGTTTTCTAGTGCAGCTCTCGTTGGTGAGTCCATGTTCATAATCATTTGCTTAACGCCTTGTGTTAAAGCAGAAGCAGGTTTATTTTTCCATTCTTGTTTCATTCTCTCTAATTGAGCATTTGAAAAAGATCCTCTTAAATCATTTATTTCGTTTATTATGTCTCCAAACATTTCTTTAACCACACTTTCTGGCACACAATTAGGTACCATTTTATTGCCTTTCTTTTTTAATCCTACTTGTTTATAACCAGTCCAACAAGCCTCAGTTTGTAACTCATCTGCCTCACTCATGTTTAGTTGTTTAGCAGTAAAATCTGTAAATTTCATTCCATGTTTCATGACAAGTTTAGATATAGCACTAGTTGTTACGAATGGTATATCTGCTGCAGCTAATACTTTAAGTTGCATTTTTGATAGTCTATCCATCATAGCACTTAATTTATTTGCATTAGGTATTGATATAGTTTTACCTCGTAAAGGTTCGTATTCTTTTTGTAACTTCTTTAGTTGAGCTACTGTAAATTCTTTTAAATCTGAAAACTTTATACTCATGGTATTATTTTAACCTCGAATAATATTTGTTTACTATAGCATCTCTTGTTCTTTGATCTTCCCTAGAAATAGAACCTCTCATATTGTGTCTTGCATTTATAGCGTCAATCTTCATTTTTTCTGCTCCTGTGCCAAACATATCTACAACTTTTTTTGCATTTAATCCGTGTTCGTTATCTCTTTCGTTGTCTTTGAAATCTTTTTTAGTAAATGTTTCTTCTAATTCTACTGATTCTGCTTTTATTTGAGCACCGTAGAAGTTTTTTAAATCTATAGCAAATTTATTTAAGTCTTTACCTTTACCATCTACTTTAATTGTTTTACTACCTACATCAATTTTAAAACCTGTTCCACCACCAAATCTTGATATATCTCTTATTGCAGCTGCTCTTTTAAATGGGTCTGGTATAAAGACACTCATTCTTTTAAATTCTGTAATTGTTTCTTCTGCCAGGTCACTTGGTGTCATTCTTCTATACTGTTTTATATCACTTGCAGTTAAACGATCACCAAACATTTTTTCGAATGTCTTTGGTCCCATATGTATTGCAATAGAACCTTTAACTAAATCTCTTGGTTCTGTATCCATATCATCAACTTGTTTGCCAATTCTTTTAATATCTGTATCATTGTTTGCATTTGCCATACTGTTTGCAATTTTCATAAAAGAAGTTTTATCAATACCACCTCTTTTAACAGCATAAGAAGATAATTTTCTTGCATAATTAACAGCATTCATTTCATTAATTGTTTCTTCAGCAAGTTGCCAACCTTTTGCTATGTAAACTGGTAAGTCTGATTTATCTATAACAATAGTTTTTCCACCTTTAGCAACCATCGCTTCTTTGTTCTTATCTTTTAGTTGTCTTGGCAGTTTTGCTTCTTCAAGAGGATCTCTATATGCTCTTGCTTCTGCTAAGGCTTCTCTCATTCTTTTTCTATACATTATAGTTGTTCCTTCATTCTTTCAACTGCTTTGTCTAGTTCGACTTTCCAGTTTTCTTTAAATCTTTTCTTATATTTATCTATTGTTTCATCTTCATTCTTAAATTTTTCAAGATCCTTATCGGTAATTTTGTCTGTAATCTTTCTAAAATTCTGCACAGGTTGACCTGGCGTCATTTTCATTGTGTGTTGAGCATACTCATCTGTGCCTATTTCGTAAGATTCTTTTACATTTAACTCTTTTTCTAGAACATCAAGTAATCTTTCCTCTTTGTTCATTCTCTTAGTTTTCTCTTTCATTTGATTGATATACTTACGATATACTGCGGCTTCTGCCTTTTTACCCATAACTCTTGCTCTTTGTTCCATTGCAATCGCAGCCTGTATCTTATGTGCATGAGTTTTACCAGATGATTTGATTTTTGCTACACTCACTTTTGCAGTTTCTACATCTTTAAACCCTAAACCTTTGATTGTGCCTTTTGGATTTTCATCCGTATATAAATCAGAGTGTTTATCTGAACCTGCAGGTTGACCTTTCTTTCTAGGTATTCTAGGTCCTTCTTCTAGTGATTGCACATCATACAACCATGCCTTCTTAATAAGACCATCATCAGTTTCCATTGACACATAATTAGAGCCTCGTCTTACGATCATACCCATTGTGCCATCTAAATGTTCTACCATATCACCGACATTGAATATTTTTTCTTGATGATATTCTTCTCGTAAATCATTATTTAAAAAGTTAGTAAAACTCTCGATACCTTCTTTGATACCCATACCTTTTTTAACAGCGTCAAATAATTGTTTACTATCTGAATCTGATAAGTTAGGCACACCTTGTTTAAAACTTCTATAATCGTTTCTCTTTGCCATTTCTCTCATCTTAGAAGCAGACATACCTGTAACACCTTCAGCGTCAGGATCTCTTTCTCCTGATGATACTAGTTTGATTGACTTGTAATTATAATCTCTACCATTGTATTTGTCTGCAAGTGTTTGAAACTCACGAACTCTATCACTACCTGCAATCATGACAATATTACCATACATACGATCCATGAACTTTAATATCTCCATGAATGTTCTTTGATTGCCGCCTGCAGCTTTGATGTTATTTTGTGGAAACATCTTTTTCATAAAACGAACTTTTGTATTTACATCTAATGGATTTTTTCTACTGTCGGTAGAGGCACTAGCATAGACAACATGATTTGCCCGATTGCCTCGTGCTTCAGTTATCACCTTACTCATAAGTTTAGCGTGGCCTATGGTAGGAGGGTTGAACCTTCCAAAGGCGAATACCAAGGTGCTGTCTTTGTTTAATGCCTCACCAACCGCCCTCGCTTCGCTTTGGGCGTCATCAACATATTTTAACGAATCTATTTCATCATCTGTAACTTCACCATCGTCTAAAATCTTTTTACATTTTTTCAATAGTTTAAGATAGTGATACTTTTCTAACATTTTATAGATTACATTTGCAGGTAATCTGTTCTTAATACTGTAAGTTTTGATTTCATCTGGTGTCATATCTGTGTCAAATGCAGCTCTTCTTTCAGTATCAATTTTATCACCTATGTTTGTTAGGTCTTGTATGCTTTTTTCTATCTCACCAAGTTTGTTGCTTGTTCTTTTTTCTAAATCTTTTATCTCACCAGGTTTTAATTCTGTCAATTCATCATAATCTATAATATCTCTTTTCAATTCACCTTTAAGTATATCAATCTTGTCAACTTGTCTTTGAAAGTCTCTCATATATAAGTTAGGATTGAACTCAAAATCTTCTGGTCGTTTTACGAATGACTGACCTTTGATATCAAATACAGCGTCTGCTTTTTTATTTTGATCGTCATAAGTTTCTTCATCTGTAATAAAATAATAATTGACAGGATGTCTTGTGCCTGGTATTAGTTTACCTTGTATGTTATCAGGATTTTTAGATGATAGATATTTTTTAGATAGTCGTAATCTTTCTTCTTCTCTTTTTTCTTCTGGCACATCAAACAAAACATTAATATCTAAATCAGCGTCATTACGATATCTTTTTGTAAGTATAGAACCTATTAGAGAATATTTAAGTATAGGATATTCAGTCTCAAATTCTTGAAACTGTTTTGTAATCATTCTTAAAACACTATCTTTTATTTTAGGATTGTCTGTATCTTCATCATCAAAAACACCAGGCGCATATGTGCGTCTAGGTATATCAATGATTGATTCTTTAAATTGATTAAAACTTTTCATGATCCGTTACCACCATTTCCGTTGCCTGTATTATTACTACCATTACCACCACTTTGACCATTACCATTTTGATTATTACCATTAGATCCATTACCGTTCTGATTGTTGTCGTTAGATGTATCAGTTTGTTGATCTCCGTTACTTCTTGCACCATAGTAAGGATAATATCTACTTACTCCAATAGGCACACAAACTTGTAATCTTTTATCAAATCTATATCCCTCTGGACACTTCTTTGTTTTTTGTGCGGCTGTAATAAATGTTCTAAATGAATCTATCATCCTTTTACCCAATCTTTTGCCATGTTAAAGTTTGCTCTACTGAACTCTAATCTATCAACAAGTTTAACAGCACCAGATCCTTTGATTGCTACATATCCTTCAGGATTTGTAACTTTGTATCCATCTTTAGTTCTTAAAAATGAACCGATACTTTGTATCTGATTTAATTTTCTTAATAATACAGCTTTCGCTGATTGAAATGTTATATATGTTGCAATAGCAAAGTAGAGACCATCTTTGTTTGGTCTTAATATTTTGATACCAGCGTTTAGTATTTCTTCATACTTTTGTTTTGCTGCTGGTGTTTTCTTACTATCTATTTCTTTTTTAATTCTACCTCTAAAATATACTTCAAAATTATTTGCTAACTTAGATGTATTTGTAATTGCTGTGCCTTGTCTTATGTAAGTATTGAAAAATGTTTTTAGTTGAATGCCTAGAGATAATGGTCCTTGATCTTTTTTGAGTAAGTCAATAAACTTACCTGCTTTGTAAGCAGAACCCTCTGCCATTCTGATTATATTATCAAATGCCTTTTCTTCAGCGTCATCAAATGCAACACCAGCTTGTTTGTAATTAGCGTCATCAAAGAATACATTTTTATTTTTCTTTAATGAACTTACACTTGCACCAAAGGCTGCTTTTAATCCTGCGATTGTACTACCTGAATATGATGTATGAAATATAATACCAACTTTTGCTTTATCAATATTATTGTAAAGAGAACTACCAAACAATCCTGTCTTAACAACAGGTACAGCATATGATATAGTGTTTGGTGTAAATACGATTGACTTTGTACCATCTACTGTGGCAGTCTTTTTATCACCACTTGTAAAGAGTAAATCGCCTTGTAAAATGCCTTTGATACCTAGAGAAGGTAAGTGCTTTAAACATTCTTTTAGTTTATCTGCTAACGCACCACCGTGATTTCTAGATATATCTGAATTAGTATAATTGATTTTAGGTGTTTTATTGAATAGAGATTTAGTAGCAACAAAGAACTTTCCGTTCTCTGGATTGATACCACAGAATACAGCAGGTGCACCATCCCATTTGACGGATACGGTAGACCCCTTTTTGCCTTGTAACATCTTTTTGATAGACTTTAGAAATTCAATTGCGGTTTTAGCACCTTTAGTTCCATTATTAATTATCTCGTCTTCCAGATGTTCAAGATGTGTATTTTTGTCCTCTACGAGGTAATCTTGAAATTTCTGCATTTAACACTCTTTCCATTTATATTATATATTATTATTTATAATAGTCAAGCAATTTGTTAATTTACTTTGATGTAAAAACTAGAGATTTCTGTATTAGAAGCTGCATATCTTACTATTTCAGTAGATATTTTATTTTTAATGATCGGAGTAGATTCTAAAAAAGAGTTTAAGAACATCAAACACATATTCTTTGAAAATTGAAAAGAAGCACCTTTTTCTTTTAGTCGTTTTTTAAATTCAGATAAACTTACTGTTGGTATTTTAGCTGTTTGTAATTTATTAAATTTAACATACAGAGCATACATTTTGTTTATATCTACTTTATTCGCAGGCGTTTCGCTCCATGATGTACCTCTTGACCTATTATCACCAGGATAACCTATTGATTTTTTAGCGTGTTTCTCTAGATAGTAATTTAAATTACCACCACCTATTTTACCACCTGCAGCCGCAAGTCCTTTTATCTCACCTTGCCATGCACTTGTACTATTGAATGCTCTTAACTGAACTTCAGCAACATCAAATCTTATATACACATCTATTGAACTGAAAAAATCTCCTGATTTACCAAATGTGAAATTTTTAAATCTAACATTGACATTATGTTTTCTTTTTGCACTATTATAAGTATCAACTTTACCTGATACTCCTAACTTCTTTAATGATACTCCTAATGTTGTTGTATCTCTACTAGTGTTTAATTCACCTGCACTCTCTAATACCATTTGATTTAACTCTGCCCATGTTGTTGCCTTATTAAAAGGTTTAGAATTGGGTGGTAAAGATGATAACCATATATCACCTGGATTCCATTTATCATCTGAGAATGATCCTGGTGCTGAAAATTTATCAGTTTTCATAACTGATTTTTTAGCTGCATACACATCACTCATAAACGCAGAACCTCTATGACAATAAACTGGTCCTTTAAATTTTCTTGAATACTTTTGATAGATTAGGTTTGCTGTTCTACCGTATATGTCATTGTCAAACCAATCTTGTGGCCCTTTTTTTAAAAAATCTTCTAACTTGATTGTTGCTTGTACGAACTTAGCTGCTTTTTTAAGATTAGCAGTTGTATAATCTGTTTTTTTAAGTGGTCTTTTTATAATATTAAAAACTAATGATGTATAATAACATTGACCTGATTCTGTAATTTTTGTATCTTCAGCACCACCACCTGAACCAGCACCGCCACCAAAGTCTGGATCTTTGAATATTTTTGTGATTGCTATATCACCTGATGATTTTGTAGAAAGTATAAACGGAAAAGATTTATCTTCTAAAGATGTACCCATAAGTTTAGGTCCACCTGCTGTGGTACCTATACTAAAAGGTTCTTTATTTTTTATCTTTTCTAGAATTATTTGTTTTCTAGTTTTGCCTGAATATTTTCCTGCAGAAGCAGTCTTTTCTTTGCCTGCTTCAAAAAAGTCTGTCTTTTTTAGTAGTGCCATACTGCTATTTATATACTAGCAGTATCATTTTGTCAAGCGTTAATAGTTTACTTTTCTACACTTAAATACTAGTGAAACTCTAAATTTATCACCTTCTACTGCCCTTGCAACATGAGGTATTCTTGCGTCAAAAACTACAACTCTACCTGGTTTTGGCCAGTATGATTTAACGATATTCATTTCTGAACTACCTGAGAAACCATATGGTGTATTTACTGCCATTGCTCTCATTTCGTCTGTAAGATTAGGTGTCCAAAACTCTATCGAACCACCATCATCTGGTGTCCAGTCTGGTGTAAGATAAACAATAACTGTATATTGATCGCCAGTCCAACCATCAAGATGAATACCACCTGATTGATTTGCATGATGACCATTAAGATAGTGTCTAAGTAATTTTACATTTTCAGGATCTACTTTATCCCATATCTCTTTGACCCAATCTTGTTCTATTTCATAATCTGTTTCTTCGGTATCACTACCGCCTAAATGAATATGTTTATATCCTGGTGTCTTTGCTTCTTTCTTCATTTTATCAGATGAGTACCAACCATCTTGCCAGTCCATCTTCATAACAGTATCATAATATCTTTTAATATCTTCTTCGGAAAGTAAACCATCAGACGCTTGTATGATTTTATGATAATCGCCACCTGCTAATGCCATCGCAGGATATGTAAATTTTTTGTTTGTTCCAGGTTGTGTTATCTCCATCATAGTGCCTTCAGGTAATTCTTTTGCGTCAACTGTTGTAGGTCTATCTGAATTAACAACACCTGTGCCTTCTAAGGCTGTATCATCACCCTCATTTATTCTACCCATATCAACTATCTTTGTCATGTTTCTCCTCTTCTTCCTCAAAAAGTATCATAGTAATTAAACTATAAATCGCCATGTCCATTAAAGTGTCTTTGATACCTTCTTCTTTAAATTTAAATTCACCTTTTTTAATAAAATTACTTATACGAGCATACTTATCACCCATACGAACAACCGAACCTTGCCAAGCAGGAATACCTGATAACTCTGATAGTCTAAAGTTAGCAAAGATATCCTCATTTGCACCATAATCATGTCGTTTTTTATCGTGTAATGTTTTAATTACATCTATGATTTCGTAAAATCTTTTGCTTTGTTTGTTTATATCATCCATTATATTTTTCCTGATGTTAAATACTTAACTATTCCTCCATTTGGTTCCCATACTTTATGTTTATTTTGAAAATCGCAAATATCTTTAGCTTTATCTTCAAATTCAGATTCAAAGATAATACTACCTGTTGGTCTTTCTAAAACTCGCCAACGCACCTTTCTATTTCTCTTACTTAATTTTAGTTCATAAGATAGTTTAGTGCGTGTGGCTCTAGGTTTTCTTTTTACGACTTTCTTTACCATACTATTTTTCTTCAGATGTCTCTGCTTTAGGTTCTTCTATCTCAGCAGCTGCAGGCACATTTTCTTTAATGTAATTACTGTGATGTGCAACTATAATCTTACAGTTTTGTAAATCTGCATTTAGATTATTAATTTGTTTTTGATAGTTGTTCACTTGAACAATAGCATTTTTAATCTCTGGTGTGAATTTATTTTCATCATACCATTTGTCATTTAACTTAATTGCCATTTTTTTCTCCTTTGTTGTTATACTTTAAAATCTGAGAACTGACCCAGTTTTTTAAATTTATCATTAGATGATAATGTCTCTTGACCACTATCAACTAAATCTGTTTGTGCGTTTTGTTCTACATCATAGAAACGCATTTTAGACCTATCAACACCAAGTATAAACTTTCTATTTAAAGTTGGGTCGTTATATCTATTCTTTAATTGTTTAACCATTATCTGGTTCTTTTCTTCTAGTTCTTCACTACTAATTAAAGCAAACATAAAGTCTGCTGTCGCAGGAAGACCAAAACTTTCTGATGTATCTTCTAGACCTACATCACTACTTACAAAACCACCTCTTGTAGTTTGAGTAGCAGAAAAAATAGGTAAGTCATGTTCTACTGCAAGGCCTCTAAGTTCTTCAGCAATTGCTTTGATGTAAGTATAACTATTTACATTTGCACCTGATTTAAATCTAGATGAAGCACAAATATTTAAATAATCTACAAACACAATATCAGGCTTGAATGACTTTTTTAGTGCAAGTTCACTTATCAAGTTTTTAAAATGACCTGTATGAGCAGTAGCAGTAGGATATTCTTTGATAATTAATGTGCCTGTTGTCTTACTTTGTAATTTATTAATTTTAGTCTCATACATTTGATATGGCAATTCTTCTAAATCACTCATACCTACATTCAATAAGTTTGCGTCTATACGTTCAGCAATACGTTCTTCAGCCATCTCCATAGTAATATACAAAACATTCTTGCCTTGTAATAATACAGATGAGGCAAGATGTGTCATGAACATAGTTTTACCAACACCAGTGCCTGCAAGACAAATATTCAAAGTCTTACTTGGTATACCGCCTCTTGTAATTTTATTAAAAAACTCTAGGTCTAGTTCTAATCTTTCTTCTTTCTTTTTATAGAAGTCAAATCTTTCTTTTGATTCTTGCAAATAGTCATGACCTACTTTTTGGTCAAAAGACACACCCAGGGCATTCGATAATAACTCAGGTAAATATTCTGGAGTGTGTGTCTTGTCTTTACCATCTATGATTTGAATGCCTGATAAAATAGCGTTATGTATGGATCGATCTTTACAAAACTTTTCTGTTGTTTCAACTAACCAATCTAAGTTTACTGGTTCTGAATTTAGTGTAGATAATATATCTGTAATCTTTTTATATTCATCTTCGTTTACAGATTTATTATTATTAATCTCAATAGATAGAGATTCTTTTGTAGGAAGATTATTATACTTGTTTACAAAATTATATATCTCTGTAAATAGTAATTTTTCTAATCTATCAGAAAAATATTCTTCTTTGATGAAAGGTAAAACTTTTCTACAATACTTTTCATTATGAATTAAATTACGAAGTGCTGTTCTTTCAATTCTTTCCACTAAGTCCCTTTATACCTTTCTCTTTTAACTGTTCATCTAATAATACAACTAAGATATCACCTATGTGATCTACAAACTCTTGACTATCTGTGTCAGCATTTACTTTATTTTCTATGACTGTATAATCAAACACCATAGGTAATTGACCATTAACTGCTTCTTCTTCTGGTCTAAATCCTACATTACCATATTTGTAAACTATACTTGCATATGGACCACTAATTAATTTTAGTGCTGTAAAGTCCTCTCCAGGCTTCTCTACAAATACATAGTCCTCGTTTTGTTTAGGATTCGTTGTTTGGTGTTTCTGTGGTATCTTCGGTGTCAATTACATCTCCATACTTAAATTCTTTTGAACAAGCAGCGTCTAACTTTTCTAATATATCTTTTGTAAAATATTTTTCAGGATCATTATTAATAGTTTTACCAAACGCCTTTGAGCCATCAGGTAGTTCTATTCTTGTTGATACTTGTTTAAATATATTATGTTTTAATGCTAAATCTAATAGACCATAGTATCTATCTAATCCTTTGTCATATGTCAATCTAACATCTACTACTTTATTTTCTTTTGTTAATCTGGATTTGTAATTTTTACAATGTATAATATTACCTATAATCTCTGTGCCGTCTTTTTCTTTACGTTTTGATAGATAGACAATAGAACTAGCCGCATATTTAAGACCAGAACCACCGCCCATTTCTTTTTGTGGGAACATACTACCGACAACATCATAGGTATGATTAGTTATAATAAGAGGAACTTTTGCTTTTCCTAATTTCAAAGTCAATACTCTAAAGGCTGCTTTTACTATTTGTGCCCTTGTCATATCTTTAGTTTCTTTACCTGCTTGTGTATCTTCCATTTCTTTAGTAGTTGATAACATACCTAAAGAATCTAACACAAGTAGTAAAGGTTTTCTTTCTGATACATCTTGAGCAATATACTTATCTAATACTGTAATTGCTTGATGTCTAAACTCTTGAACAGTAGTAACTGGCATAACAACCATACGACTACTATCAATATCTCTTTCTTCAATAATATCTTTTGTAACTGCTGATTCTGATTCAAAGAATATAACACCACCATCTGGATTCTGATCTAAAAAATTCTTACACATACCTAATACAAAGAAAGTTTTACCTGTAGCACTTTCACCTGCAATTGCAGTTATCTTATTTGATGGTAAACCTTTGTTTATACCACCACCTAATAACGCATTGAATATATAAGAACCTGTATCAATAAAATCTGTTACATCACCTGTCGCACCATCTGATACTAAACTAGCATACTCATTACCAGTTTCTTTAATTACATCTTTCAAAAAATCACTCATTATCTTTTACCTCTACTGTCGTTTGAAATATTATACACTATATATAATTGTTTGTCAAGCAAAGAACTCATCTAAAGTTGCCTTTCTTGAATTTTTAAATAGGTCTGTTTGTGGTCCAAAACACCAAACATTTTCTATAAACATTTTGTTCATAAAGTCAGCCTTCTCTTGTTCATCTTTAAATAAAGTATCTGACTTTGGTCGTTGCATGATTCTCATACCGATCTGACCTAAAAATTTATCTTGAAACTTATCTACCAATTCATCGCCAGAGCGATAACGAACACCATGTATCTTTGGATCCATAATATTTACAAACATAAACTTTGATACACTCATAGTTTTTTCTGCAACTGGTAAATAAAAATCATCACGCCATTTATCATACTCGTTAAATTTTGCCCACGATTGATCTTCTTCATGTTCACCGCCTTTATTGTATTGTTCGGTAGAGAAGTATGGTGGACTTGTAAATGCAACATCAATCTTTGGTAGTTTGTGATATGGTAAATCTTCAGCACCACATCTCCATATCTGAACTTTTTTAGGTTTAGATAAAAGTTTATTATACTTTGATATCTGTTCTTGATATCTTTGATATGTATTAGGATTAGGATCACAACCATAATATTCTTCAGCGTCTGAAGCAAAGAAACCTGCAAGTCTATCACCCCAACCACAACTAGTATCTAAAACTGTTTTAGCATTTGTTATATCATAGATTGCTTTTGCAACAACAGGTTTAAATTGTGTTGCAATATATGTGCCTAATCTAAATGCTGATATATAACTTTTTTCTGATAGTTCACCACCGACTAATTTTTCTGTTTCGGTACCATCTAGTTCTTTTATCTTTGTAAGTTTGACACCATTAATACCTCGCCATATAGGACCTAGACATTTCCAGATAGCATAAGCATCACCGTTCTCCCAAACTTCTTTAGGTGCTCGAAAGCCATAACTACTACATTCTAGTCTTAGGTCTTGCATAAAATAATTTGATACATCATTAAATGTACTCGCACCATTTATCAAACCAAGACCATACTTCTCGTAACTATATTTGTAATCATCATACTTTTCAAAAACTTCTTTTTCAACTTGTTCATTTGGTATACAAATAGTATTAGTATTGAACTTTTTAAGATTAGCAAAAGCAGTTCTCATATCTTGTTCGGTGATTTCTTTGAGTGGAAATACTGGTCTTTCACTTGCGATATAGTCTGCCAAGTGAGTTCTCATCTTATCTTTCCCATATTCTGCGTTCATTTTTTCAAAGATAGATGATGTCAAGACAGGTAGTTTTCCGTCTGTAGCGGCGGCTAAAAGACTATTATATAGTGTATTATCTCGTTTATAGTGTGTAAATGCGTTTTCTTTCATATTATCTCTTATTCTTATAGTGCCAAAATAGTCTCACATACCACTCAAAACATCTAGGATAATGTTCTGGATTAGGTAGATTGGGAAACATTTCTATAAATTCTCGTATCTCCTCATCGGTCATTTCTTTGTCTCATGTATATCACAGTTTGTGCCACCGTATTGAACACAGACTTTTTTAAAATCTTTACCTTGTGTCTTTTCCATATGATGTGCCAATTCATGCACGATAATACCCATATGAATTATTTGGTCATCATCATAATGAATATTACCTTCGCCATCTGAATAGTAATAGTATGCTGGTGTCCATTCATTTTCCATACTCACTTGTTTGGCGTTTGGGCAATCATCTATATCCATAATAGTACACATAACAAGTTGACAAATTAAAATAGTATCAAATATCATTTTTTAAACATCTTAGATACTGCCTTAATAGGATTTCTTAGACCCTCATAGACTTGCCATATCTTATCAATGTGTGTATCTAATTTTTTATTTAGACCATCTATCTTTTTTTCCATTTGATCTAATTGTTTTTTTAGTTGTTCTATGTCTTTACTCATTTAAAAAAAATTATCTAGTGTTGATGTTTTTTCAAAATTCCAGTTGATTGCATTTACAATAAATCGTAATGGCTCTAAAAACGATTTATCAAATTGTTCATCATAATCAATATACTGATGTAAATTAAATTCTTTTGGCAAGTATGTAGGAAAAGATATTACTTTTTCTCTTAGTGGATTAGGTTCTTTCAAGACAATAAACTTAATCTTATCGCCTTCTTGTATTTGTTCATACTTAACTAAACTTTTTTTCTTTAACATATTATTATATAACAAAGCACCTTTTACATGAATGGGTGTTGACTTTTGATAGATGTCTGTTGATGAAGAATACTTTTTTAAATTATTACAAGAACGAGGATAAGCAATTTCTTCTGGTCGTAATTTTTTAAAGTGTGTTCTAAACTCATCAATAAATTGTATCAAGGCATTTTCATCTTTGTTCATAATTACTTTCAATGCCTCTTTGATCTTTATACGACAAGGGGCAGGTGTTGAACTCTTAACTGCTTCAATACCCATAATCTTTAGTTTAGGTTCTTTTAAATCTACACCTTCTTCGTTATAGACATTTAGAATATATCTTTTCTTAGCAGTCCATATACCTTTGTTAGCAATCACTTCTCGTTTCATCACCATTTTGTTATCATATGCATTAGTATATTTAGCAAGT